GATATACATCAAGCTAGAATTGATAATATACTCAATGAAGCTGCTCTAAGGGAAGCGACTATCTCCTTGGCTAGAGCTAAGTTTAACGCTGGAGCAGGTCAGTTTGGAGAGGCTTCTCAAGATGTCGCGGCTCAAAGACTGGCAGAGTTGCGGAAGGCTTACGCAGATTCCTTGAGGCCCGATAAAACTTCCGTATCTAAAGAGTCAGACCTAGAGAAGCTGCGGTATCAAGTGGCCCTAGAGACAGAACTATTGGGTAAAACAGAGGCTAGACAAAAAGTCATACAAGCTATTGGCATCACAGTTGACGACAGTTTCCCAAAGACTGTCGCTGGTCTTGAAGCTCAGATTACCGCAAACGAAAACCTCCTCCGCATTGAGGAAGAGCGTAAGCGGATGAACGATCTGGTTACTGACTCTATGGAAAATGGCCTCATGGCTATGGCAGACGGAACTAAGACTGTTAGTGCTGCCTTCCGTGATATGGCTAGAGAGATCATAGCTGAACTTTACCGTATTCTTGTCGTTCAACAGATGGTCAATGCAGCTAAGAGTTTCTTCGGCTTTCCTTTCGCTGACGGCGGTGCTTTCTCAGGTGGATCACAGATACAAGCCTACGCTAACGGTGGTGTAGTCGGTAGTCCAACCCTATTCCCTATGGCTGGTGGTAAGACTGGTCTTATGGGAGAAGCTGGGCCTGAAGCTATCATGCCACTTAAGCGTGGTGCTAACGGTAAGCTAGGCGTACAGATGGAAGGTGGCGGTGGTGACAACGTAGTCATCAACCAATCGTTTAACTTCCAAGCTAATGGTGACGACAGCGTTAAGAAGATCATCGCTCAAGCTGCACCTCAGATCGCACAGATGACTAAGAACTCAATGCTTAATGATCGCCGTAGAGGTGGCACAACTAAAGCTGTCTTTGGTTAAAGGAACAACAATATGGCACTAAGCTATCCATTAGCTACACCAACGTCTATCGGGATTGAGAGCATTGAGCTAAGGGCAGTTAATGCTGTAGCTACCTCTCAGTCTCCCTTTACCTATAAGCAACAGGTCATTTCCCACGGTGGACAGAAGTGGGAAGCCTCAGTCAATATTCCCTCGGTACATCGTGATAAGGCTGCACAGTGGAAAGCAATGCTAGTTGGCCTTAAGGGCCAAAGGGGTACATTTCTACTGGGAGACCCTGACTATGTTACGCCACAGGGTACTGTCAGTGCTTGTACCTTAACTGGATCTGCTGGAGATGAGACCGTTACTGTCGTTATGACGGGTACGCTACTTGCTGGGGACTACATTCAGCTTGGGTCAGGATCATCTGCTAAACTCCATCAGGTACTCTTAGATCAAGACGGAGATGGTAGCTTGGAGATATGGCCAGCGTTACGCTCTGACTATACGGGTGAGACAGTTATCTTTAATGCACCAAAGGGTGTCTTTAGACTAGCAACAAACATATCCTCATGGTCAATCAATAATGCGTCAACATATGGAATATCGTTTGAGGCTGTTGAAGCCCTCGTGTAATAAGGAAATACCATGTCAAGAGACCTAACCCCGACTACAGTAACTTCAATAGAACAACCTGAAGTATTTCCTTTCTTTGCTGTTGACCTCCTGTTTGATGGTAATCCTGTGTACACTTGGACTGGTGTAGGAACTCTCACTATAGGTGGGAAGGATTACGTTGGTGCAGGACAACTCTTAAACATCTCAAGCATAGAAGAAACGCAAGAGATGGCTGTTAAGGGAGCAACAATAACCCTAACTGGTATCCCCTCAAACTTAATCAGTTTAGCCCTCACGCAACCTTACCAGGGTCGTGTGTGTAATATCTATTTCGGGGTCATGGGTGAGAAGGTATTCAATCAGGTCTTCTCAGGTTACATGGATCAGATGAACATCGAAGAAGCTGGAGATACAGCTACTATCGAGATGACTGTTGAGAACAAACTTATTGACCTTGAGAGAGCTAGAGTAGCTCGTTTTACCTCTGGTTATCAGAAGTCAGTTTACCCCGGTGATCTTGGGTGTGACTTTATTGAAGACCTACAGGACAAGAAGATTTCTTGGGGTCGGGCAGAAAGTAATGGTTAAGTATCAACAAGAGTTCTTAAGCCTTGTAGAAGATGAAGTTGCCCCCTTAGCTATACTTGAGTGGGACGAGTCAGGTCATCCTACACAAGAGCTTCATATAAACTGGGATGAGTATTTTCGTTTAGAGGAAGCTGGACATCTTAAGTTCTTCACCGCGAGAAAAGATGGACTATTGATTGGGTACTTTGTCGTTCTCATTACAGCCCCCCTGACATCTAAGTTTGACCCTGTTGGGATTTACGATGCAGTTTACGTCCACAAGGACTACAGGAAGTCTACAGTGGGTAAACGACTGTTTAAGTTTGTGGAGACTTGTATGAAAGAAGATGGTATCTACAGGGTTGTAGCGTCTTCCTCTAGCAAGAACCCTATTGGTCGTTTCCTTGTGCGCATGGGGTACCATGAGATAGAAACTAAATACGAGAAGGTTTTATAATATGGTTGTAGTTTCCACCCTTCTTGCGATTGGAAGCGCCACTTTTTACGCTCTTGCTTTGCCAGCGACAACCTCTCTATTTCTAATAGGTGCTGTCGGTGCTGGAACAATCGCACTTGGTGCAGCAGCATTACGGGCGCTTATGCCCAAACCACCAAGTTTTGGCAACCGTGGCTATCAAACTACAGCTATTGGCACTGCATTAGACCATCAGATTATCTATGGTAAGGTTCGTGTTGGTGGCGCTCGTATATACGATGAAGCCACAGGTCAGAATAACAAGTACCTACATCGTGTTGTTGCTGTCGCTGGACATGAGATACAGTCCTTTGATGAAATCTACATCAACGATGAGGTTGTAGCACTAGACGGTAGCGGAAATGTTACCTCCCCAAGTAAGTACAACGGTAAAGTCCGTATCAAGTTACACTTGGGTTCACCAAATCAAACTGCTGATACCTTCCTTGTAAATGAGTCTGCCCACTGGACTACTGAACACAGGCTCCGTGGTATTGCTTATATGTATATACGGTTAGCCTTTGATGCTGATGTATTCCCCAATGGTATCCCTGAGATCACAGCTACCATCAGTGGTAAGAAAGTCTATGACCCTCATACATCAACGACAGCATGGTCAGATAACCCAGCTTTATGCTTGAGGGATTACCTAACGTCCTCTTATGGTATAGCTGAAGAAACCGCTAACATTGACGACACTCTTGTTACTGCTGCTGCTAACGTATGTGACCAGACTAACACAATCGCTGGTACAACACGTTATACTTGTAATGGTGCTTTCACTACAGCCTCTACTCCTTACGACATGATTAACGGTATCCTAACGTCTATGGACGGTAGCTTATGGTATGCTCAAGGTAAGTGGCGTATGAAACCGGCCTACTGGACTGCACCTGTGCTAGACCTCAACGAAGATGACTTGCGCTCTAGTATGAGTGTATCCACACGTCATTCCCGTAGGGATAACTTCAATACTGTCAAAGGTACATTCCGTGGTGAAGAGAGCAACTGGCAGACTACAGACTACCCACAAGTAACTAATGCAGCATTTGTTGCCGCTGATGGTGGACAGGAGTCCGTAGCTGATGTTGATCTACCATTTACAGATAACTCTATTGAAGCTAGACGCATTGCTAGAATTTCGCTGGAGCGTAATAGACAGCAGCTTACTGTTAGTGCTTCCTTTGGGTTAAAGACACTTCAGGTACAAGTTGGTGATAACATCCGCTTGACTAACTCCCGTTTTGGTTGGGATAACAAAGAGTTTGAAGTTATCGCTTGGAACTTTGGTCTTACCGATGGCCTTGATCTACAGACACAGATGACCTTACGGGAAACTGCTGAATCTGTATATGATGAAGTTGATGATGGTGTCGTCTACGAGAGAGATAACACAACTCTTCTGTCACCATTCGATGTTCCTACGGTGGGCTTGGCAGCAACAGTTAGAACCCAAGTTATCCGTGAGAAGCTAACTAACATCATTACACTTAATGTTACCTCTGGCGCACCTGAAAGAATTGACTACGTTGAGGCTGAGTTTAAGCTATCCTCTGATACAGATTGGATTACGCTTGGCACAGGTCAACTTGGTAAGTTTGAAGCTATAGATCTTGAAGATGGTGACTTCGACTTTAGGGCTAGGGCTATCAACACTTTTGGTATCAAGGGTGAGTGGAGTGAGCTTGATAACATAAATGCCTCTGGTCTACTTGATCCACCATCTGATGTCACAGGCTTTGTAGCTGAAGTTAATGGCCCAGTTATTACCCTCGACTGGAACGCCGTACCTGATCTTGATCTATCGTATTACATCATACGATATTCCCCTGATCTGGTTGGTGCAAGCTGGGGTAATGCTCTAACGTATGTCGATAAGGTATCTAGGCCAGCGTCTAGTGTTTCAGTTCCAGCTAGGGCTGGTACATACATGGTTAAAGCTGTAGACAAGTCTGGTATTACATCGGTGAATTATACATCTGTAGTTGTGCCTGTAGCTAACATTGAACCTCTTGCTAATACCTTAAGCCTTACAGACAGCCCAACCTTCACTGGCACTAAGACAAACACTGAAGTTGTGAGTAATAACCTTCGTATTGACGACTATGTTACAGCACCATCAGAAGGTGAATACTTCTTTAGTAACTACATTGAAACTGGGGATAGTACCGTTAAGAGGTGTCGTGTTTACGTCAGTGGGCTAACGACAAGACATGATTCTACCGCTGGCCTATTTGATGACCAACCGGGGTTATTTGATGATGCTCCCGGTCTGTTTGATGACTTGGGTGGCAGCAGTCAATTCTCAGATACTAACATAATAACACTTGTATCTACAACACAGGATGATCCAGCGGGTTCACCTACTTGGTCTGACTATAGTGCAATTAAAGTTGCAGACCTTAGTGCAAGAGCGTTTAGATTTAAGGTTAGACTTACGTCTACAGCAAATAACGTAACCCCGTCTGTTTCTGCACTAACAGCTTATGTGGAGTATAACTAAATGTCACAGAATGACTTAGTAATCGCAAACCAAACATTTCCTGCTACTAGGGCAGACATTAACTCTGCGTTACAAGCTCTAGGTAGTACCAATAGCGGCCCTTCCGCACCATCTACAACTTATGCCAATATGATGTGGTATGATACTACCGCTAACATTCTTAAGATCAGGTCTGAAGCTAATGATGGTTGGATAAGTATCGGGTATCTTCATCAAGGTGAAAACCAGTTTCACATCTTAGATGACACATATGTAGCTGATGCCTCTGGTGTACATACAGGATTACTTGGGGATCAGTCCACAGCTACTTGGCAAGCTGGTACAGGAACTACTGAAAGTCTCGTGTCCCCAGCTAAAGTATTGGCTGCTATCGAAGCTAATGTGGAGGGCATAACTCATACTTCTGGGTCGGCTCCCTACTATGGTGTCAGGGCTTGGGGCAAGGTTGACGGAAATACTAAAGTAGACGGTGGTAACTTTGCTTCTTGGAATGCCTCAACAAATACAGTTACTTTTGCGACAGCTATGCCGCATGATGATTATGCTGTAGTTTTGAATGGGCCTTCCGCAGGTAACTGTTGGGCAAGCTCAATGACAACAACAGGTTTCGGTGTAAACCAAAGGTCAAGTGGCGGTAACTATATAGACCCTGGCGCTTTTGAGTTTATAGTAGTATGCTAACATGACACCTATATCCTTGACGCTAACCACACTAAACCAGAATAAGGAATAGCTAATGCCCTACAAACTAGGTACACGCAGTCTACAGAACCTGTCAGGCGTTAACCCTGATATGGTCGCTGTGGTCAAGAGAGCCATTGAGATCACTGAGGTTGACTTTACAGTCATCGAAGGTATCCGTCACATCAACCGTCAACGAGAGCTACTCAAGGCTGGTAAGTCAACTACCTTGAACTCACGACATATCACAGGTCATGCTGTAGACATGGTCCCTTATCCTGTCGATTGGGAAGACCTAGAACGCTTTGAGCTTATGGCTGAAGCTATGAAAGAAGCAGCAGAAGAACTAGAAATTCCTATCGTATGGGGTGGTGACTGGAAGAGCTTCTATGATGCACCTCACTTTGAACTTGACCGAAAGACGTACCCATGAGCAGAGAGATGATTAACAATAATTTATCAATAGGGTTAATCTTAGGTCTCATTACTCAAGGTGCAGCTATCGTATGGACTGTATCAATGATGATGTCGGACATCGAAAGTAACCGTGACGACATCATGGAGACACAATCTAGGATCACAAGGCTTGAATCTGCTGTTAATACTCAGGCTGTGTCGATGGCTAGGATTGATGAAAACATTAAAGCTATTCGTAGTGCAGTAGAGGCTATGGCTAATAGGGGTCAATAGTGTTATGCGTACTGGCCTTTGTTTCCTTCGGACATGCTTGGACTGACGGAGGGAACCAGTTGTTCCAATACTGTTATTACGATTGTGGTCTCCCGAAGAATGGGCTTTGGTACGACAGGGTTTACAGGGTAAGTCATAACTATGTGTGTCCTATAGAGGTTAAGTTCAAATGATTGATCCCTTTACAGCATTTGCTGCCGCTCAGACAGCCGTATCAGCCATTAAACGTGGGATACAGCTAGGTAAGGACATCGGTGGTATCTCAAGTGATCTAGCTAAGTTCGCTGGGGCCATCTCTGACATTAACTTTGCACATAAGAGGGCTGAGGATCAACCTTGGTATGCTATCTTATTGGGAAGCTCAGGCCCAAGTGCTATGGACATCTTTGCTAAGAAGAAACAAGCGGAGGCTCTTCGTGCTGAAATTAAGCAGTATATTCAGTTTGCCTATGGTCAGTCGGCTTGGGACGAGCTTCTTAAGATTGAAGCCCAAGTTCGTAAGGATCGTCAGGCAACTCTGTATCGTAAGGCGGAGATCAAGCAGGCTCTTCTGGAGTGGACTCTGGGCATACTGGTGGTGGTATCAGGAATTGGTATCCTCGGCTTGGGAATTTATCTCCTCGGTAAGAAACAAGGGAAGTGGTAATGACGATACTTGATGATTGGAAAGTTCTACCAAGGCTTATGATGCTGGCGGTCACTGTACTGACGTATCAAGCTGTACATTGGTTTATGTCGTTAACTGACCCCAGTGTAGCCCAGAGTGGGCTTGTATCGGTCTGTATGGGCGCTCTTACGGGGTGCTTTGGTATCTGGATGGGTAAAGAGTCTAAGACTACAGTTACACCTACTAAGGTCGTACATGAGGAGAAGTATAGCAAATGATAGGTCAAATCATAAGTTCCATCGGTGGACTAGCTGCTAGTATTATCGACAGTAAGACACAGCTTAAACTAACAGAAGCTGAGATTAAGAAGAAGCAGTTAACTGGTGAGATTGACTGGGACATAGCTGCAATTCAAGCGACACAAAACTCATGGAAAGACGAGTGGATTACACTCCTGTTCTCTATCCCTCTAATACTAGCCTTCTGTGGTGACTGGGGTAATGCGATAGTACAAGCTGGGTTCGCTGCACTTGAGGGTATGCCAAAGTGGTATCAATATTCCCTCGGAGGTATCGTGAGTGCCAGCATAGGAATGAGGTCGGTATCGAAGTTCTTCGGTAAGTAAACCTAAATACAAGACACAAAAAAGCCGTAGGTATCCACTCAAGGACGCCTACGGCTTTTCTGATTCTAGTCTAGGTCTCCCATAACAGCAGCTAGACCTTGGTATAACGTCTCTACGTCAATCTTTAGCTTACCTATAGCATAAGTCACCCACAGTAGAACTAGGCTGTTTAACAACATCAACCCCTCGAATAACGTCATTAGATACCCTCCTCCATGAACGTCTTAACCCACATTGCTGTGATGCCTGATCGTACAATATCCTCAACACCAAACTCAATAACTGGCACAGGTAACATATGCTTCTTCGCTAAGTGGATCACCTTTGATAACCCGTCAGCTTCCTTTAGGTCACTCTGCATAACGTCACCGTTGAGAACGATTGTCGTACCCTCTCCCACACGGGTTAGAACCATCTTAAGTTCATGTAGTGTGATGTTCTGTGTTTCATCGACAATTATGAAGGCATTATCGAAGCTACGCCCACGCATGAGTGCAAGAGGTGCCATCTCAATGTTGCCATTCTTGATCCCTGTTTCCACTGTCCCCTTACCAAGGTGCTTCTCCAGAACATCCAAGACAGGCAAAGCCCAAGGCATAGTCTTCTCATTTAGGTCTCCCTTCAAGAACCCAAGCTCCTTACCTACAGCCACATGGGGACGTGTGATAACGATCTTGTCTATCTGCTTTGTGATGTACAGATCAGAGGCATACGTTGCTGTAACATACGTCTTACCAGTACCAGCAGGGCCAAGGATAAATACCTGCTTATTCCCCTGTAGGGCTTCTATCAGAGCC